AAGGAAATTCTTAACGACGGCAAGACTGAAGAAAGTTTTTCCAGTAGAAGTTTCCCCTGCGATTGCAGTAATCTTGTTCCCAGAAACACCACCAAAGATGCTACCAGATACAAGAGCGTTAAAAATGTAGCTGCCAGTATCCACATATGTTTCAGTTTCATCAATCTCTGATGCCAGTTTTGTGTATTCTCCACCAATTTCTTTTATAATGTCGTGCAAGTCGCACAAAGAATTTAATTCAGAATCTGCCATTTTTCTACTCATAAAGTGCGAACAAGTCAGGTTATAATATTTAGTTACTCAAAAATATAATGTGGATTTTGGGATTTAAAAATCTCCACTTGTTCTTCTGTTTTAAAAAATTTAAAAAGAATTGTATTTGGAAATTTTTCAAATTGATATTTAACTTTAATCATAATAATCCTCCATCAGGTAAAAAATGATTCAAGATTTGTAGTTTTTTCTATATTCCATCCAACAGCATCAAGAATTGCTTTGAGTGGAGATATAAATGCCTTCTCAAATTGTAGTTCATAGTCTATGTATTTGTCAAGACCCAGTTCATTTGGAAACTCGGAAATAAACGAAATCACATTTTCTCGAATAGTATTTGGAAGTTTAAGATAGCAAAATTTAACCTTTTCTCCATTTTGTATGAGAGAATATTTATTTGTTAGTTTTGCTTCTTTAATATAATGATTGAAAATAAGTGCTCCACGAACGGCAATCGGAGTTTTGGGGGCATAAATATTAGAAGAACATTGATACTTACGAACATCAGATGCTGTTCTTGGGAAAGAAATTTGCTCTGGTGGAAGTTTTTCAAATTCTGAACGAGCATTATCAATGAATTTAATTACATCATCTTCGGTGCCGGTCATCATCAGGTTCAGAGCATCCTTAATCATTTGACGGCAGGGTGCTGGTGTAGAAGATTTGACTGCCTCAATACCCATCATTTTGAGTTTAGGTTCTTCATAACGAACACCTTCATTATCCCAGACATTTAGAATGTATCGTTTCTTCGCAGTCCAGATTCCACGCTCGGCAATACATTCACGCTTCATAAACATCTTTTGTTGGTAAGCGTTTAAGTATTCTGCCAGTTCTTGGTAGCAACTTTCAATATACTTTTCAAGTTCCACCTTACAGATCTTATCAAGGAAGTTGACAATGCCTTCAGTAGTTTTCTCTCTTCCCTTGTATACAGTTTCAACCAGAGGACCCATATGAAGGTAGATACTATCAGTATCAGAAGCAATAACATAATCAACTCCATCAGTCTTTAGAAGTTTATTTAGATATAAATTCATCTTATTTTCAATCCATCTAATCGCAACTTGACCAGACAAAGTGATTGCCTCTGCATTTGCTAATTTATAATAGCGGAAGTATTGGTTTCCAATCGAACCGTAACAAGAATTGAGTTGTATCTTACGTGCCATTTGAATATTGTTACAGCGAGAAATCTCCTTTTCCAATTCCTTTGTTGGAGTCTTTTCATATTGCTGTTTTGCCACCAACATTTTTTTCTTATAAATGGATCTTTCCTTGAAGATTTTTTCCATCAATTCTGGAAGAAATCCCCGCACATCTTTACGATACATTGATCCATTGGGACAAACGGCATAATCTTTATACATCTCAAATGTGATTTCTTGATTTAAGATTTTATCTACGCTTATCATTGGATGTTTTTCCTCAATCAAAGTTTCTGGGGAAATATTAAACTCCATAATAAGAGAAGGATATAGAGATGTTAAATCAAAACTCACAATCCAATCATACTTTCCTGGAATCGGTTCCTTAACATATGCCCCCACAAATTTATCACTCTTTTCTGAACGGTCTTTAGGAGGAATGACAATATTCCTCTTCTTCAGGTAGTTATAAATGATCGTATCCCACATCCGAACCTGTGAAAATACATCAACATAATTTGCCTTCGCATCATATGCCATCGTAATTGCAAGCTCAATTAGTTTCATCTTGTCTTCCAAACGGTCAACAAGCTCAACGTCTTTGATGTTATATTCTACAAACTTCTGCCAACCTTTTGTATAGAAGTCCTTAAATGTATCAAACTCCGAGTGATCTAGTTTTTTCTGCCCCAGTTCTACTTCGGCAATATAATCCAGGCGATAAGATTCCTGTGCCTTATAGGTGAATTTCTTATAAAGGTTTAGGTAATCAAGTTGAGTAATTCCACCAATATCATAGGAAATATTTTTACGTCCCAAAATATAAGTCTCACTCTCAGTCACAAGTCCCCAAGGAGATATTCTCTTCATTAATTTTTCACCTAAAATTCTATCAAGGCGTCTAATTAAGTAAGGAATATCATATAATTCACTGTTCCAACCAGTAATAACTTCAGGAGTATTACTCTCAATCATCCACCAGTGAATAAAAGCATTCAACAGATCATATTCACTCGAAAAAGAACGATATGTTACATTACTCTGTTGATTATCAAATTTACCCAAACCCCAGGTATCAATTTTTTTAGTTGTATAATCCTGTAGAGTAATCAATAATATTTCTTCGGCAGCATTTTCTACATCTGGAAATCCATTTTCAGATGCCACCTCAATATCAATTGTAGTAAGTTTTATCTTATTAATATCAAATTTAATCTCTTCTTCTGGATATTTTTCTGATATGTATTGATAGATGTAATAAGAGTTTCCAAATATTTTAAAATTATCAACTCCTTGATATCTTTTAATAAAATCTCGACATTCTTTTACTGAACCTGGTTGAATTAACTCTACATATTCACCACTCAAAGTTTTGTATTCTGTTTCTTTTTTAGATGAGACAAAAAGAGTCGGAGAAAATTTCTCACGGGTTATGAAATGTTTTCCATTTTCATAACCACGAATTAGAAAATGATCTCCGATCATCTGGACGTTCGTATAAAATCTTTCGGACATTATGAAGTTAGTTCAAGATACTTTTCAATAATTTCTGGAGTTGGATCAACAATAGTAAGAATACTATTAGAATGAATCATCAATTCAGATTGATTTGTAATTTCAGGCCAGGGTTTCATAGTATCCACATCAAAAAACTCATATGGATTAATCAGTTTGCAGTCGGGTTCTCCAAGCTCAGATCCAACCTCAATAATTTCTGTAATTAATACCGTATCAACCTTCAGTAGAAGGCACTTCACATTTCGTTCCATTTACTTTTTCCTCGTATAATTGGGTAATAGATTTAACTGGTTCAACAATAGTCACAATCCAATCTGGGCGTACAGGTATTTCACTATCACTTGTAAAAAGAATCCAAGAAGAAAATGTGATACTGACCATACCATCATCAGTCTCTGTTGGTTCTTCAGTAAGAAAGACTGAGTTGTTAATTTTCATTTTATGTGGATTTTTAAATAAATACCCACAAACTTTATCATCTGATATCAATTCCTTAATGTCTGCAATGACAGATTCTCCAGATTTCAATAAAGCAATTTTTACGGACATAATACTCCCATACCTCAGTGAATTATAGCATAAAAAAAGGGAGGTGCAACTGGATTTTGCCAGTTACCTCCCTGCGGCGACGATAGTTTAGCTCACTATTATTTATAGATAATCTTTTCTCTTATGTGATTCTGGAACGATTCTACCCAAAATTACTGTAAGTAATCCATCCTCAAAATTTACAGAAGTCACTTCTGTATCATCAGCAAGAGTCCAGGTTCTAGTAAAACTTCTTTGTGCTAAACCTTTATGTACATAATTTGTTTCAGTTTCTTTATCTTCTTTTTTCCCTTCAATAAAAAGTTTTCCATCTTGTGTATAAACAAGAACTTCTTTTTTAGAAAATCCAGCAAGTGCGAGTTCTAACCTTGACTCTACACTATTGATTTGAACTAAATTATATGGAGGATAATTTGATGTTGTTTCGTGAAGATTAAATAGACGATCAAAATATTCGTCCATTCCAATACTATTGCGGGTGATTCTTTCCATCAAAGCAGGAAGATCAGCAGCAGTATACCTTGTGAGGTTTGTCATTATGGTAGCTCCTTGTAAAGCGAGGTTGTGTTTTGTGAACCCTTTCGGCATTCGTATATAATTATATAAGAAAACACAAAAAAGGGAATGTGGAATTCCCTACTTTTTTATTCGGTTTCTACTTCTTTAAGATGAACTTTTAAAGAATCTTTCCATTGCTGTTCGGTATACCCGCAGGTAATAAAAAATCTGCGGACCATTTCTAGAAATTAGTTTTCATTTAGATATGGATCATCACATCTAAACTCCACATCTTCGTCGGGAAAAGCAAACTTTGCATTAAGATTGTTATGCCAAGCAGCACCTTCATTTTGATGGCGAAAACGAAATTCAAAACTTCCAGCAGACATTATTCGGCATCCTCTACCTTTTTCTTTTTAGTACCAATATTATACTTTGTTTCCAGAATCCAGTCCTCTTTGTCCTTATAAGCAAGAACTTTAATTTGATTCAGGGGAGCGATATCTTGAATCTTTTCGACATCAACAATCTCAATCAAACCCCAATCTGCAAGAAGTTGGGCAATACGATTGCGACGCTGAACATCATTCACAGTCAGGTTTGCGTGTTTGCCATCCAGAGCGAAAAGTTCTTTAAAACTTACCAGATAGTATCTTCCTTGTTTATGTAAAATATGACAAGATTGGTAAAGTTTTTTTTCTTTCCTTGAAGCAACTCCAATACGAGTCAAAGTCTCACGAACCTTAAGAAAATCATCAGGTTCATTCAATAAGACTTCGATCATCATCTTTGGAGTCCATTTCACAATCGGTTCATTTACAACTGACATGATTTTCCTCAAAATTGTTTACATATCTTTTATTTAGGTTTTTAGACCATTCGAGCATTTGAAGATTATCTACAGGGGAACAAACCTCCTCAGATATATTATTATCATATCAAAATCTTACTGATAATTTATGATCGATTTGATAACCACCTTCAACACCACATAATGTTCTTGGGTAATTGTTTGGATTAATTATGTTTTGATATTTAACATAATTTTTTCCGTTAATCTTCTCACTTTATTACAATATTTTTTATAATGTGTAGTATTATTTTGTCTACCTAAATTGTAATAATTTAAAAGTCTACAAACATTACTTACGTAACATTTTAATAAACTTGCAATTTGTTTATTTGTTTTTTTGGAGTTAATTGAATTAAGAAATTCTTCTTTTGTAACTGAATCAATTACTTTCCTATTATTTCCACCACCTTGTGGTTTTTTTTGTATTTCTAAAGCATCAAACCACTTTCTAACTCTGGTTTTAGTGGTTTGGTAAACTTCAGAAATTTCTTGTAAAGTGTAAGTTCTATACAACTATATTAAATCTTCTTTTAATGGAAGTTTTCCATATTTTATTTTTGGTCTTTTTAGTTCCATCTTCAAAATAGTTAATTATTTTATTTATAAGAAAACTACTTCAAAGAATTATTTTGTTCCTCCAGTCTCAAATTTAGATTTAATAAAGTTAATTTGCTCTTTTGTTAATATTCTTAAAGCCTGTTGTGCCTTTTCGTTACTATACTGATAATACCGTTTGACATATTCAAGATCTTTAATCGTATCTTTACGAAGCCAAGGAGAAAATCTCTTCTTAGTTCTAAGAATATTTATATAAAAATCGTATTGTAACTTTTTATCGAGATTTGGAGTTATATTCATTTCATTTGCATACATTACGCAATCAATATATCCAGAAAGACAATGATTAATCACATAAGGAGAATATTCTTTTTCAAGTGAAGGATTATTATCAATTAAATTC